TTAACATAGACATAGCCCATGTTGTAGCTACCTTCATTCGTGCCCTCAAAAGGCTGAACGACAAACATCTGATCATCTGGAGCAACGCAAGAAACAAGGGACTGACCATTGCTGATCGGAACCCACTTGTGACCTGCACCACCGATCCAGTTGGAACGGGCGAACTCCTCATGGACGTTCTTGGTGATGTTGACGTTGGTGGACATGATGTGATCCATCTCCTCCTGTGGGAACAGACGATACATGAAGTCGGTAAGCTGATACCAATCGGTACGCATTGCCTTGGTGAAAAGGCTGAAGCTGTACGATTCCGTACCAGGATGAGCAATGAACTCAAACTGAACGTCATCAGCATTCTGAATGCAACGTCCAGATTGGACTTCCTGCCAAGGTTGATCGGGGTTGTACCATCCACGACCAAAGCGGAAAGCCTTCATGGTCGGGAGAGTGTTCAGAGGCCAAGTCTCGGTTTCAAGACGACCATAGTAGATGGAGTTAATCGCCATCTTCTTGATGAAGAAGGGATTGTAGTACGTCCTTGCCTCACGGAACAGGGTGTCCACATCTTGGCAAGAACTAAAAGTTACGCCGTTTTGGGCCATAATATTTTAAGTTTTGGGTTTGTTTATGTGTCCCAAAAGAGATCGCTCCCTCTTGAAACACGGTTATTGTGTTTAGGGTTTGCGATCTGGCAACCATCGCTGGTTAGTTTAATCACCCCACTATTCTCCAGCTTGGCAACCCGCTTATTATTTAATGTGGGTCGCTATCCCACTCGTTGCTTCCACCGAGAACAGTTGGCTAATCAAACCAACTAATCCAGAGTTATAATGTCAACGAACTATTAGAGGTTTTCTAATAGCCCGTCAACACAAAATGTTATTTATTTCTAAATTTAGCAAAAAGAGCCGCTGGTGTGCGTTCTTCTACTTCCGTAGCTTTACCAGCAGAGGATGATCCAATGCTTCCCTCCGAAGTTCCAGAACCACGCATTTTCTTAATGGTTTCTTTAAGTTCAGCATTCTCTTTTTCAAGTGCGAAAGAATATGCTTTTGCTTTTTTGAATTTTGCACCCTGCATTAGTACACGAGTGATTTGCTCTGGAGCATAATTGCTGTTCTCACGCAATGCGGCTTCAGCAATAAGTTCATCTTCAGTTGTATCATCATCAATTTTTTGTGATGAAATGATCTTGGCAATTTCCTCGTTGTATTTAACTGCATCTTCAAGCTGTTGTTTGGCTTGTGAAAAAGCATCCTGCCAGCGTTTTCCAACCTGAGATTTGGTAGCTTGAATGCGACGATTCTGCTCTTCTTCAGTTTGTGCTTTGGTAATCTCCCAATTTTGAATTGCTTGATTTCTTGCCTCAATCCTGTTCAGAACTTCATAAGCTGTTGAGTTAAACTTGGCTTGCTCCATTGGAGAAAGGTTCTCATAAATATAATTAAGAGTCTGTTTGGAAACCTCACGCTGTCTAGCCTTCTCGTTAGGATCTTGGCTTGTCAATGATGCCTCATATGCTTGAACAGCTTTGGCAAATTCTGTGATGCTTGTCTGATCATCACCAATGATCATCTTAACTTGGTTATATCCATTTAGAATTGGAGCATCAAAAGTCTCTTTAAATACAGGATTAGAAGGAAGGTTTAGGAAGGCATTTGCTTTTTGAACTTCTTCAAGATTACGGGTAAGTTCCTCTTCACGTTCCTGTCTTTCTTTGACAGCTAGTTCAAGCTCTTGACGAAGTTTCTCAACTTCCTTTTTGCTTTCACTATCATCAATCTTAGAACGAAGCTCTGCAATTTCCTGTTGAGCCTTATCGTATTCTTCTACTTTCTTTTTAAGATCAACGGCTTCTTTAGCAAGCTGTTCGTTAGTCTGTTTGAGAGACTTGATAAACCCTGGCTTCTTTTCATCATCAACCAATGATGCTTTAACTTCTGGCTCTTCACGATTAAGCTCTGCATTTTTGACAGCTTCCTTTTGTTCTGTAATTCGGTTCTGATGTTCTTCAGAATCAGCATTAGTCTTTGCACCAAACTTTTTGAACAAATCTTCTGGAGTTCCTTGTGGGGCTTCTTTGATATTTGCCCTAAAGAAAGTATCTGCTTGTTTTACAGCGGCATCTCTTGCCGCTTTATCAGCATCACGGGCGGCTTGTACAGCGGCTTGGTTCTCTACAGGAGGTTGTGCAATGGCGGTATCAGACATGGTTGTATTTGGTTGGTGTGGTTACTTTCTTAGTGAGATTTCGTCGGGTGATAATGAATCATCCAGATCGGGATCAATTTCTATTGTTGGCTGTTTAACAATAACTGCTGACTTTAGTTGTGAATCAACAGAGTTAAAAGAGTTTTGTTCTGCATCTGTTGCGTATTCTTGCAATGCACGAAATACAGCAACAACAGTTGCATGGTCTTTGTTTACCAAATCTTCATAAACAGCGGTCTTTAATTCGCTGTATCTTTTGTCATTTATGAGTGCGGCGGCTAGGTTGGTTACGTTTGGATTATCCATTCTGTTGTCCAATTTGCGGGTTGCTTTGTGTTACTGCTTCTTGTCCTTGAATGGCTTGTTGTTGTGCCATCATATCTTGTGCATTCATCTGCTGATTTTGATCAAGCTCTTGCTCATGTTGATCCTGCATCATGCTAGAATCATGTGCGGCTTTAGCTCTCTTGATTTGAATCTCATTAGCGGCTTTAGCTCTCTTTGTGGCAAGATCAGTTGCAACTTTCTCCATTGCATTGGAGTTGTGCAGTTGAGCTTTCTGTGCCATTGCCGCCAGCTTGATGTTTTCTTTCTTCTGCAAGCTGTCTGTCTGGATGGCTTCCTTGGCAACCAGGGCTTGGAGCTTGATGTCTTGTGGCGATTGACCTTGCTGGCCTTGTTGCTGACGACCTTTTTCAAGTTGTGCAAGTTGGCTACCAAGTTCATCAGTACCACGCTGAAGCTGTTGCATTTGTTGTGCAAACTGCTTTGCCAAATTCTTTTTGGTAGGATCTTTCTCAATGAATCCAAGGTGAGCAACCATGTGTGGCCCTTTGAATCGCATGAGGCAAGCATAGATGTCACGGACAAGATTAATTGCTTCTTCAGAAGCCTGTTGTGATTCTTGACCACGCACAGGAGCCTGTGGATTAACTCCGCTAGATTGCATTGCCTGTTGTGCTTCCTGCATTGATGCGGCGGCATCTTGGAAGTGAGCTTGGAAGTGTTCAACATGGTTCTGGTCAGGATACACACGGAAGTTGGCAGGGTTTCCTTTCGGATCAGTCATACCAATGTTCTCCATTGAAATGATTCCCTGTTCATCTGGAATCTTGACCGTTGTTTGTTTGACGTAACGATTTACATTTTGACGACCATTGAGTGCGGCGATTGCATCAGCAATAGCATTGGCTTGACCCTCATTGATGGGGGTCATGCCAGTAAGTGAAACAGTCTGTTGAGCCGCCATGAGCTTATAGCTTGGGCTTCCAGAACCAGAAAGCATATTGGATTCTAGGTTTTCAATGTTTTCCCATTGCCATGCTTCCTTGGGAACACCATTTTCTTCCATGAAATCTACAAACTTCTGCTTGAGCTTATACCCATAACCACCTTTGGTGGTACGGCTCATGCGTTTGTAAAGCATTTTCAACCAGCGAGTTTGGTTATCGTTGAAACGACGAATCTGTGTTCCCTGTAGTTTTGCTGATTCAGCGGCATCAAGTTGAGCTTCACCTTTGGTGCGAGCTTTTCCTCCTCTATTTGTCATTCCAATATTGTATGCACCAATCCCACGATACATATCAGCTTGGTAGTATTGCATCCCTGCAAACAATTCACCAAGAGGAACACTTAAACTGACTTGGGCTGGCTCCGTATCTTGGGGAAGAATCATCCAAGGTTGCCACTCCATTTGCTTTAACTTCTTTGTGGATTCTGCACTTCCACCCTTGAGCATGAGTCGAGTACTCCAATCCATTGCATCAAATGCACGATTCATGTGGATGTCATACGCACGACATTGGATAAATACAGATTCGGCTAGACCTTGTATTTCATGCCAAATTCCACTTCCCGTAGAATCGCACATTGGTGCAATAATATCTTGCCATCCATCTTCATCCTTCTCTACCCAATCTTTTTTGTAATAGAGAAATCCAGTTTGGTCACGATATTCTTCTTCAGTAAGATCCTTGCGTCCATTCTCTTTGTACCCAAGGACAAGACCTCCGTAGTTCTGAAGCAGGAGCATCTTGGAAATGCTTCCGTTAAACTCCATGATATACAGTTCGTAAATTTCAATGCGTAGCGTGTACAGGCGAGAAAGATTTAAGTTTCCAGAAGCTACGTCACGCAACCATTCCGTATTGGTATATGTGTTGCGATAGTTGGTCGTAAACATTCGTAGGGCATCAACACAAGCCCAGAAGTTCCAACCCATATCAGTAGCGTGTTGCTGTGCCTTTACTGGATCTTCTTCCCCGCCAGTAATCTTGAGCCAGAACTCAAGTGGTGTGTAGCTACGTTTGATGCAAAGCTCACCCAAGTTCGTGAGGTCTGCATATGTCTTGTCTGGAATTAGTACGTTAGAGTTGTGAAAACTCTTGGTAGGCCATCCGTCCCTGTCCTCGGCAATCTCAAATCCTTTTCCGTACAGGGTCATTTCTTCCACATCAAGTTCGACATTGTAGTTATACGATGTCCATGAGCGAAGCATTCTATCAAATCCAACACTAATTAAATTGCTCCAAATCTCTTTCTCCGTAGGATTTCCAATTTTGGTAGTAATATTTGCGGCAGTATTACGTTCCATAACCATGTCCACAAAGCTGGACTTCTGGTTATCAACAATGAACTTCATCTGTCGGAATGGAACATTGCTCATTCCAGAAAGCTGACGAGAAGCTACTTGGCTATAATCGGTAGGAGGAAATCCTTTATAACATTTGTAGATACGTCCCCATTTACGCTCTCTCCCTGCATTGTCCAAGCGTAGATTCCAGCAAATAGTAAAAGCATCGTTTGCAGTTTGCACACGGCTAGTAGGAGCAACGCCATTAGAGTTAATGGTATTAAATCCCCATGAGGAAACTCCTTCACGATTAACGATCTTTTTTGTTTTTGCCATTACCGAGTAATATTGTTCATTGCCTCACGGCGTTTTTGACAGGATGGGCAGTTTTTTGCCCTTGTTTCCAATTGAGCATGAATGCCAAATGTGGAAGCAACCCTGTCACCAAGGTTAGCAAATTTGTGAATCGCATTAGCAACCGCATCGCCAGCTTCTTGCCAACAATACTGACCGCCAATACGTTGGCAAATTTGTTGCTCGACAAGGTATGCTAAATTTTCTGGTACGGCAACATTCTTATTTTCCATGTCAGCACTAATTTTATTAATGAATGCTTTGCCCATTACCATGTCCATTCCATTAACACGATAGGTATTACCTTTATCGTCGCTGTACTGATACCAAAGACCACCAGGGATTGCCTCGTTAGGATTTTTGATTCGCATAGTTGAACCTCCTTCTTGCCTTCTTGTATAAAAGTTGTCAATAGTAATTGATACATGGAGTACAACGGATTGATACTTGACCCGCCAGCAGACACAACATATGGACTTTCTTTCTTAGAAGGTGTCCCACAATTCATTCGTGAGCTTACTGCTTATCGCTTGACCCGTGGAGAGTTTGGTAGGCGTGAGCGAATTAAAATGGGAATCAAATTGGAGAATACTGATTTGAAAAACCCTGCACAGCACATGATCAATTGCTTTCAGTTGATCTATGGCAATGATGTTTTGCTTCATTCTCAGGGAATACCCAACAATTATGCCATAGACATCATAGATTTGTTCTGCAACGAGAATGATTGGGGTATTGCAGGATGTGCAAGTAGCGGAAAAACCTTTTCTGTAGCGGCTTGCATCGTTGTAGATTGGCTTTGCGCTCCAGATTATACCTCCACATACGTTGCATCTACGTCTTTAGACGCTTCAGAAGACCGTTTGTGGGGCAAAGTATGCACACTTTATCG